TAAAGGCAGCCGCCAGTAACACGCAGATTGAGGGTAACGACTATACTTCAACTGCTGAGACTGAGCCTCGCCGACTTTCCAACTACACCCAAATTTCCGCAACACAAGTCCAGAGTTCAGGAACTGCGGAAGCGGTCGATTTTGCCGGTAGAAAATCCACGCAAGCCTATCAGCTAGCGAAGCGCGCAAAAGAGATGAAGCGCGATATGGAATATATGCTGCTTGAGGGTACGGTAAAGTCTGCGGGTTCTTCTGGCACTGCTAGAAACACCGCTTGTTTTTCAAGTTGGATCGGTACGACCGCGGTTGGAACGTCAAATGTTGTTGCCGCCTCTACTGGCGGTGGTTTGACCAACAATGGCGCATCCACTGCTGGCCCAGATGGTACTACAGAGGCAGGTACGGGTGGTGCTGATACGACAACCACTATTGCTTTGATCAACAATGTTGCTGAACGCATATGGAAATTGGGTGGAACACCCGATACTATTTTGTGTGATAGCACAGTAAAGGGCACCATCAGTAGCTCTTCTGTTGGTGGTGCTGTGGTTGCTGCTCCTAGAAAAGATATTGGCTCTAAAGACAATATCACTGCCGTAAATGCTGTTGATGTTCTTGTTACGGACTTTGGCACGTTTAAGGTTGTGCCTGATAGGTTTATTCCGACAACCCAGGTTGACTTTGTAGACTTTGACCTTTGGTCGGTTGATTATTTACGTCCATTCCGCACAGAAACTCTTGCCAAGTCTGGTGATAGTGTGAAACAGCTTTTGATTGCTGAGTACGGTTTGCGAGCTAAGAATGGCAACGGAAGTGGCCAGTTGAAGAGCGCAATTTAATTAGTATTGGTATAGCCCCCTCCGGGGGGCTTAACCTTACAGGAGAAACAAGATGGCAAATATTGGACAACCACCAAGCAAGGGAAGCGCAACAGCTATTGGCCCTGATATGAATCCACCCCCTTATGCAGAGGGAGAACCCAAACTTAAAAAGTATGGGCCGGGGGTAGACGGTGCTTTAGGTCATACGGATCATAACGGATCTATAGACAACGTTATAAGTACGCAGGTTTCAAAGGTTGGGAAGGTTTATGGCTGGTAAGAAATCTAAAAAAAAGGCTCCTGTTAAGCCTGAAACTAAAGTAAATTCAACTTCAACATTTGAGGCAAAGCTCTCTGATACGGTTAAGCGTATGGGTGAAATTATAAAGGGCAACGATCAGAGGCATCATTTAAAATGAATAAACCAGTAGAACCTAATATGTTACATACTACTTTTCATTCAAGTGCGGATGAAAAAGAGTTTACTGTAAACACATATCAGGACGTAGGGCCAGTTCTGGAGGAGAATAAGAAATCCTATAACAACTATGGTGATTTACTTACTCCGGGCAAGACAGGTGAAGGGGTTCGTGTCGCTTCCATACCCCTAAATGTATGGACTCAGTGGATGAAGGAAACAAACGGAGCGATAGAGAAAGATCATAAACTTATGAAGAAGTATCTAAACGACCCAGATAACAAATATTTTAGAACTACACCAACGAGGGTTTAACTATGTGGTTATACGCATTCGGCGTCGCAGGACGCGCACAAACTGACACAGCAAACGGATACAGAGTCTTAAACCAAAAAATATTCTATTCAGCCCGTAACGTTTAATGGCTATTAGCAACTACACCGAATTAAAAACGGCTGTAGCTAACTGGTTAGATAGAGATGATCTAACTGATAGGATACCGGAGTTTATTGCTTTGGCAGAAGCAAGATTCAATCGAGTCTTGCGCCTACGTTCTATGGAGGCTAAGTATACTGCAAATACTGTGGCAGCCCAGAGAAATCTAGCATTGCCAGCCAGTTATATACAGATGCGTAACTTCCAGGTTAATACATCGCCCCTGACAACCTTGTCTTATGTAACCCCAGAGATATATGATCGAGTCTGGGGAGGAAGCACCTCTGGAACCCCTAAGTTTTATACCATTCTAGCTAATGAGGTATCCTTTGGGCCAATCCCTGCTACCATAATGGAAGTGGAAATGTTATTCTATAAAAAGTTTGACAACCTTGCTAGTGCAACAACATCAGGATACCCTGATTCTGTCAACTGGTTGATAACTAACGCTCCAGACATATACCTTTATGGCAGTATGTTGGAAGCAGAGCCTTTTATAATGAATGATGAGCGAGTACAGTTGTGGGCCGCTGCGTTGCAAAGAGGCATTTCTGATCTACAGGAACAGGATAACAAGGATAGACACTCTGGTTCTGCACTTAGAGTAATGAATACTAGCGGATATGTATAATGACTGCGCCTATTACTTGGGCTGAGGCTACCTCTCCAATCCTATGGAGCAACATAGGGATAAACTGGAATACTCCAGCTTTAGGAAACTCAGCTACCTTTGCGGCAAATGTTGGAGAAACACATACTGATGAGCAGGGGATTGGGTTTAATCTAGTATTTGGAGCAAACGTAGGGCAGACACTTTCCGTAATACCGACAAAAACGGAAGCTATCACAATGGCATTAACAGCGGCACAAGCTGTTGGACATGACAAGACGTTAGCTGAAAGTGCTATATTTGGAGCGGACTTAACATCGCCCGTAACAGATAGATTGGATGCTGTAGAGAATATAACATTTGCTGTGACGGATACTTCCGTATTTGGACCGGGTACAATATTTACAGATGAACCTATATATACGGTTACGGTTGATATTGCGGCAAGTACCTCGTTCTTGTGGAATGAGGAGGATGATGTAACAACAACGTGGACAAAGGTGGACTATCCAAATTGATTAACTTAACTAATGGAATGACAGCAGACGGAGGTCTGAAAATGAAAGAAGACAACAATGTCGATCTGCGTCTGAAGAATACTTGGGAAGTTGTGTGCAAGGGTTCTGACGGCAAGGAAAAATGGCGGGAACTAAACGATAACTTAATTGTTACTGTTGGCTTAAACGATTTACTTGACAAGTATTTTAAGGGATCGTCTTATACAGCAGCTTGGTATATTGGACTGAAAGGCACAGGTACAGCATTAGCTGCTGATACAATGTCATCCCATAGTTCTTGGGCTGTAGATGCAAATTACTCAGAAAGTGTACGGCAAACCCTTACATTGGGAACGCCATCCGCTGGTAGTGTTAGTAATAGTGCAAGTAAAGCAACATTCTCTATAAACGCCACCACCACTATATATGGCGCGTTCTTAACCAGTAGCAATACAAAGTCAGGGACAGCAGGAACGCTTTACGGTGTAGTTGACTTTGGTAGTTCCCGCGCTGTGATCTCTGGGGATACGCTCGAAATTACAGTGACGCTAACAGCAGCTTCCGCTTAATAGGAGGTTATTATGGCCTTAGAATCAGCCACATATATTAGCGAGTTAGTTGATACTAACCCCGCAGTTAGTGATCCCGTAGGTCAGGGTGATGATCATCTTAAAATGATCAAGACTGTGTTAAAGACACAGTTTAGCGGTCTAGCTGGAACGACCGCTATCACCACAGATGAGTCCGAGATGAACCTGCTGGATGGGGGTTATGAAGGAACTGCCGTAGTATCTACCGGAGAATCTGGAGGAACAAAGTTTCTAAGGGAAGATGGTGATGCTACTTGTTCTTGGCAGGTTCCCCCAGATACCGACACCACCTATACTGCTGGCGATGGACTTGATCTAACAGGAACTACTTTTAGCACAGACCTAAAAGCTAATGGCGGCTTAGACATAGACTCTACTGAACTATCAGTTGCTCAGGGTATTTCTCAATACGATGTAGCGCAGTTTACTACAGGCGTTGTTGATGATGACTTCTTGAGAATAGATGGAACCGCAGTAGAAGGGAGAAGCGCCGCTGAAGTGTTATCAGATATTGCAGCGCTGCCCCTTGCTGGTGGAACCATGTCTGGAACGATAGCTGCCGCTGATCAACTGATCACAAGACCAAGGTTTACGGATTATTCAGAGACATTAAATGCCATTGGAGATACTGGCGGAGGTTCTGACACAATTGACATTGAGTCTGGCAATGTAGTTTCCGCAACAGTATCTACTGCTGAACAAACTTTTGTATTCAGCAACCCATCTGCTACTGGAAAATCCTGCTCATTCACCCTTCTTTTAACTAACGGTGGATCACAAACTGTGAACTGGCCCGCGGAGGTCGATTGGGCTGGTGGATCAGCGCCAGACCTGACATCTTCTGGTGTAGATGCGCTTACATTTACGACTATTGATGAAGGAACAATATGGTATGGGTTCGCCGCAGGGTTAGATATGGGTTAATAGGAGAATTATGTAATGCCATTAGGATCAGCAAAAGTAGGATTATTCGGAGCAGCAGGTGCTTCCGCAGGTGGTGGTGATCGCGGGTTGAAGTTCTGGGGACTGCATTCCAATCATCCCAGCTACACAATGTACAATGTAATTGAATATATTACTATTTCGTCTACCGGTAATGGAACAGACTTTGGAGATGCGTACGCAACCGGGCGACAACCAGCTTGCGCTAGTAATGGTGTAACAGATAGAGGTCTTATTTGTGGCGGTCAACTGAGTGATTGGAGTAAGACCAACACAATAGAGTATGTAACCATTACATCTGCTGGTGATTCATCAAATTTTGGAGATTACTTGACGGCATCTTCTTGCCAAGATGCAACGCAGGGTGGCGGAAGTAATGGTACTGGTGATAGGGCTGTTTGGAATCTACATACTACTACCGATAGAACCCAGATTGGATACAACACAGTTTCCAGCGCTGGGAATTCCACTGATTTTGGAGATCGGACAACTACACCTTTTAGG